CGGGAGGGGCGGCGCGAGGGGGCATGGCAACAGCGCCGCATTTACGTCAAGCGGAATCGGCGAGGGAAGGATCCCACGGTCGAGGCGGTGGGCGTGGGCGGGGCGATCACCGGCGGGCATTTCGACGTCATCATCCTGGACGACGTGGAGGATGACGAGAACACGAAAACGTCTGAGCGATTGAAATCATTGCGGCGTTGGTTCACGGGGACGATCCTCCAGTTGCGCGAGCCGCACACGAAAACTATTGTCGTTGGCACATTAAAGACGGCCGGTGAGGACATTTACAATTTCATCTTGAACAATCCCAGGTGGTCGTGCCGCATCGTCCCGGCGATTCTGAGTCACGAGTTGAGCGAGATCGACTATACGCCGGTGCTCGATGGCGAGGGCCAGGTGGTGGACGTGGAGATTCACACGGAGGGCGTCGAGACACTCTGGCCGGCCAAGTGGTCGTTGCGAGAGTTGCTCCTGGAGATGCTGGCCAGCATTCGTTCGATCTGGATTCGGGAGAAGCTAAATGACCTGCGGGCGTTGGCGGGGAGCATCTTTAAGAGGGAATGGTTTCGCTACATCGAGCCGGGAGAATTGCCGGAAACGTTCGAGCGGGTGATCCAGGCATGGGACACAGCCTTCGAGGAGAGTCAGAGCGCGGACTGGTCGGTCTGTGTGACGTTGGGTCTGGCCGAGGGGACGATCTATGTTCTGGACGTGTATCGGGCGCAGCTCGAGTTTCCCGATTTAATTGGGGCGATGAAACTGGAGTACGCGAGGTATCGTCCCGAAGCGGTGCTGATCGAGAAGCGGGCGAGCGGGCATTCGGCGCTCCAGGTGTTGCGGCGAGAGACGATGATCCCGCTCCTGGAGGTGGACCCGGGCGGGCGCGACAAGGTCGCCCGGGCCCGAGCGGCTACGGTCTATTGCCAGGGAGGGCGGGTGGTCCACGCGGCTGGTATGTCCTGGCTGGCGACGTTCGAGGATGAATTGACGATGTTCCCGGACGCGGCGCACGACGACCAGGTAGACGCGCTGGTGTACGGATTGTTGCAGATGATGGCGGTGGAGGGGAAGGCGGCGAGCACACCGGCGCGGGTGGTGAGCCGGGACGGGATATTTTAGACGCTATACAGGCAGCATAAGACGGCTTAGGCTGCCTGGAGGGGAGGGAACGATAGACGGATTACACGCGGCAAAATCGGCGTCACGCAGGAGATGGGCCTGGTCGAGTTGGTGGGTAAGGACGAGGAGGTGAACACGGACGATTATGGCGCGTCCGTCGAGGCGGCGCTATCTAGCGAGGTTAGCGGCGAGTTTGTGCAGTTTACGTTCGTCGCCACGGAGGAGGGCAGCGGCGCGATCCAGGACAGCGCCGGTTATCTGTTCATTTTTGACGCGGACCCGGAGATTGACGCGGGCGACACGGCAATCGAGGCGGCGGCGCATCAGAGTGTCATCGGCGTGGTCGTGGTCGCGGCGGCGGATTGGATAATTGATGCAAACGGCGGCGTAGCAGTGATCGCGGATCAACCTATCGCGTTTCACGAGTTGGCGAGCGTTTATTTCGCTTGGAAGCATACGGACGCGGTGGATTTGAACGATGCGGCCGGCGACGATGAGGTACTGGAGGTCAACGCCTGGTACCGGGCGGATAGCAACTGACAGCGGCGCAACGGAAATGTGTGACGGCGGCAGGCCGGAGCGAGGAGGCAGATATGAAACGCAAGATTAAGCGTGGCCAGGAATTGACGGAGCTAGTGAAAGGCTCCTACGATTACACGCTGGAAATGATTCGCGCGGCTTTTCGGAATCAATTTCCGATAGATGATTATGATCCTTATTTCTACGTCAACGAGATTTTCGCGGATTACGTCATCGTGTCGAGCGACGAACTGGCGCCCGACGAGTATTATTACGTTCCTTTTGGAATGGAGGATGGCGAGTACGTCTTTACGCCTCGGTCAGACTGGGAGGTGGTAGAGTTGGCGTATGTTCCCCAATCGGTGGGGAATTTTGCAGGTCGCAAGCAGGAAGGGAAAAGGGGCGGCCCTCGGACGCGGTTCATCGAGCGCGTTGACGGAGGCGTGGAATTGTTGGAGGCCGCCGGCGATGAACCGAGGCGCATCAAGGCGATAGGGATCACAGCCGACGTTGTGAATGGCAACGGGCGGCTTTATCCGGCGAGTGTGTTGCGTGCAGCGGTCGCGGAAGCGCGGACTCATCTGCACGAAAGCCTGGGGCAAGGGCGGTTCATCCCCTTGCTCGGCGAAGCGGAACATCCCTCCGACAAGGGCGGGCGTCCTAGTTTGCTGGAGACGGTGATAAAGTGGGAGGAGATCGAGTTCGACGGCGGCCAGGTGCTGCTGGAGGGCGTCGGTCCTCTCGACCAGCAAGGGTAGGGACAGTCCTGGCGTTGATGGAGGGCGGCGTGATGCCGGGCGTGAGCCAGCGAGGCTATGGCACAGCGCGTTTTGTCAAAAAGAGCGGCCAGCGGGTGGAGGAGGTGCTGGAACTGACGATCACGGGGTACGACCTGGTGCTCGAACCTTCCGATCCGTCGGCTGGCGTAACGATAGTCGAATCTAAGGAGGCAAAGGAAATGGATCCACAAGAGATCCTAGAAGCATTGCAGGAAAGCGGCTTTTTTGACAGACTGGCGGCGGACGTGCGCCAGAATGTGGTAGAAGCGATGCGGGCCGACGATGAGGCCCGCCAGGAGTCGGCGCTGCGAGAGGCGCTGGGCATCAAGGAAGACGATGACATCACCGAGGCGGTGTTGGCGCTGGTAAAGCAGCAGCCGAACGATCTGGAAGCCAGCCTGCGCGAGAGCCTGGGTCTGAAGGAGACGGACGACCTGGCCGAAACGCTGGAGGAGCGGGCGCGCCGGCTGGAGGAACTGGAGGCGCAGGATCGCCAGCGGCAAGTGGCAGCCTACATCGACGAGCAGACGAAGGAGCTGCGGTATCCCGATTTCCTCAAGGCGCAGTTGGTCGAGGCGATCAAGGCCGGGAAGCCGAACACCATCGAGGAGGCCAAAAAGGCGCTGGTGGAAAAACGCAAGGAGTACGACGGGATTATGGCGCAACTGGAACTGGCCGCGAAGGGGTTCGGGGGCGTCAAGATCCTGGGGCCGGTGCTGGAGCGCGAGACAGGCGTGCCCGAGTTTGCGCGCGGGGCGCATCTGCTGACGGAGGCGATGGTCAAGACCGGCCAGACCCCGGCGCGCCAGTGGAATCGTCCGCTGGAGGAACTGAGCCCCGGGCGAGCGGTTCGCGCAGATGTATCTCGAAGCGTTCGACAAGGCCTTCAAGCGGGAACTGATGGTCGAGGCGCGGGTGATTGAGGAGGCGGAACAGACCTCGGATCTGAACTTGCCCTATAGCGTTGCCCGCGCGGTCATCGCCGCGGCGATGCCCGAGCTGGTGGCGGCCTCGATTTTCGACGTGGGCATGACGGATCAATCGCCGAGTCGCATCTACTACGAGGCGTACAGCGGCGAGAGCGGCTCGACGGCGACGGTGACGGACGAGTCGGTGACGATCACCGCGTTGGATACCTGGTACGACCTGGACCACAAGCGGTTGCAGCCGGGGACGGCGGTGGTGACGACAGATCCGGCCGGCACGACCTACACCGAGGGCACGGATTACGTGATCGACTATGGCAACGGCGAGATCCGGGGCCTGACCGGCGGGGGTATCTCGGCTCTCGACGATATACTGGTCGATTACACCTACGACGCGGTGCGCGAGGGCGAGATGGCGGCGGTCCAGCAGGCGAAGATGACGTTGAGCTACAAGACGCTCGAGATCGCGGCCGACCGGCTGGCGACCGAGATCAGTTCGGAAGCGGTCGTATTCGCCAAGAGCCAGTTGGGTTGGGACGCGACGGGCCGGACGTTGACGGGGCTGGTGCGGAAAATCAGGGAACTGATCGACAAGCATCTGCTCTATATGGGCCTGTCCGCTGCGCTTTCGGTGGCGAACAACAGCGGCGGGACGTGGAGCGCGACGCCCGGCGGCGGCGATACGTACCAGCAAAACCTGGACAAGTTTTTCCGCTACATCGGCGTGGCCAAGGTCAAGGTGGCGAACCGGTACTATCAGCCCGACTTTATCCTGGCCAGCGCGACGAACGGCGACGTGTTGAGCAACAGCGAGCAGTTCACGGCGGAGGGAAAGCGGGCGGACTCGGATCTGAACGCGGCCGGGTACGTGGGCCGGATCAAGGGGCTGCCGCTGTTCGAGAGTACGCAGTTCAGCGACGCCTACGTTCTGGTGGGCAACCGGGAGTTGGTGATGCACCGGGTGTTCAAGCCTATGTTGCTGAAGGGGCCGTATCCGTCGTATAGCAGCAACAAGCTAGTGGCATCGGAGCAGTATTACGCCGAGGAGTTTAACGGGACGGACGCGCCGGTGGCGGAAAAGGGCGCGACGGTGAAGGTGACGGCTTAGAGCAGGATTTGCAGAATTAGGAGAGGGGGAGCGGAGAAAGCTCCGCTTCCCCCTCCATAGACACAGAAAGAGGAGGCAAGACGATGAAGGGCAAGCAAGTTCGGAATGTTCTGATCGTACTGGCGCTGGTAGCCGTGCTGTTGTTGGTCGTGGCCAAGCCGTTGCAGTGGGCCGAGGCCAGTGGAGCCGGGGACCCGGGGCCAGGAACGGTGGTGGGAATCAAGACCGTCGAGTTCGCGGACGGGGCGACTGCAATCGAAGCGACTACCTACTATCTCGGTGGGTCGAGCACGGGCTACAACGCTCAATACTGGCATAGCGCGGACGTGTTCGTGACGGCCGACATCAGCGGGACGAATACAATCACGGTCACGCCCCAATGGTCGGCGGATGGTACGAACTGGGTAGACGCCAAATACAAGGCCGAGGGTTGGGTGTTGCCGCTCGATTACACGGCGACGCTGACGAACACCAGCGGGGTGACGAGTACGACCACGGCTACTTCGACGTACACGTTCGCCGGTTCGACGGGAACTCGTGTGAATGAGTGGGTGACGTATCAAATCGTCATCAGCGCGGATGGCAGCGACTATGTGGCGGTGCCGATGCACGGCAACTATCTGCGGCTAAAGGCTGAGTTGCTTTCGGCTGTGGTAGTGACTCCCACGATCCAGGTGGTGCTGCGGAACGACGGCGGCCGTTGACGGGAAAATGAGAAGGGAGGCGGGGAGACTCGCCTCCCTCTAGCATACGAGGGGGCGATGATGGGTGAGTTGACCAGTTTGCAGGGCGTGGGGACGGCGACAGAGCGGAAATTACAGCTCTATGCCGGCATCCAGACGATAGCGGAGATGGCCGCACTCGCCGATGGCGAGGCCGAGGAGGTCGCGGATGTGATCAGCGTGGACGTATCGCTGGTGGAGCAGTGGCGCGATCTGGCCCGGGTGCATACGGTGCGTGATGAGGTTGACAAGGGCGACGAGGACATAATAGCGCCAGAGTACGAACCTCATGATAAGGTCAATGTGCGCGTGCTCTGCGAGCAGGGGCTATTGGCGGCGCGCGCGGTGTGGCGCGGCGAGGTGCACCAGGTGGCCTACTGGCAGTATCGGCAGGCGGTGGACGCGAACCCTGACGGGTACGCGCTGATAGCATAACGTAGATTAGGCTTCCTGGGGGGCGAGATATGGCCGGAATAGCCGCTACCTATTTGAACGCGAATCAGTTCGCGGTGTCGGGGGATTACACCGCTCATTTTATCGTGGACCGGGCGGTGCTTTGCGACTGTGGCGTCGATGGCGAGATAAAGCGGTTGGTGGAGTCGTCTGCGTTCGGGGCTGGCGCTACGACGGTGACGCTCAAAACGGATGGTACCAGGCCGTTGACGAGTAATTTGACGGATGTGAAGTGGACGATCGTGAAGCCGGGAGCGGTGGGTAATATCTCGCTCCACGGACACGAGGATGACGACGATGGTGGACCATTGCCTGTGGGGGCGATTACGGCGCACGC